GTGGCCTTTAGGTCTACGTGGTGCGTTACCAGACGATCTTATACAGAACGCTAAGATTATGGCTCTGGAAGAACGCAACGTAGAGATACACGAGTTACGTAGGCAATTAAACAAGATAGAAGTAGAGATAGGTAAATTAAATGCGCAGGTGACTGTGGATCATCAAAGCGGTAAGGAATAGTCATGTCAGATCTAGAGCAAGCATTAAGTCGGTTAGAAGCTCATGAGCGTGAGTGTAGCATTCGTTATGAAATGATTCAGATGCAACTGGATGCACACAATCAACGCTTTGACAAACTAGAGAAGATGATGACAGGTGGCTTTGCTTCTATTGCTCTTATCGTCACTATGGCTATTGCTATCTTGGAGTTTGCTAGATGATACAAGCTTTGATCGGCCCTATTGTTAACCTTGTTGGTGGACACCTTCAGCGTAAAGCAGAAGAGAAGAAGGCTGTACATGAGCGTAAGCTAGAAGTAATTAAGCAAGACAGTAACTGGGAAAACATCCATGCCAATAACGCAAACAACTCATGGAAAGACGAGTGGTTTACTATCTTGTTCTCAGTCCCATGTATTCTTGCGTTCTTTCCGTCTATGGTTCCTGTAGTGATGTCTGGGTTTTCTGCTCTTGATAGTATGCCTGAGTGGTACAAAGGTTTTCTAGGCGCTGCCGTTGCAGCATCGTTTGGCCTACGTGGTCTGGCTAACTGGAAGAAATAAACATGGCTAAGACTCCACTGTTTACAAAACAACCTGTTAAACAAAATCCTATTGAGATTCCTCCCGAGGATGTTATCGGTCCTACTATTCCCGGAGATATTGCTGAAAGCGATACTGAATTAACAGTTAACGGTAGGACTGTTCCCGAAGTGTGGGACATGCTTATGGCTGTTATGGCAGGAACTCAAGGGTTACCAGAAGACGTTCCTCCTGAAGTTATTGATGCTCTTGCGGGAGACTATCCTGACGGAACACCTGAAGAAATTTTAACTGTAGCTCAAGAAATAGCAGAGGCTGGCGGTTATGATGAATGGTTAGCACAACAGCCTACAGGTGATCCGGGTGATCAAGAGCCTACTGAAGAGCTTGAACCATCTCCAGAGCCTGAGCCACCAGAACAGGTAGGTATTAACTTAGAAGACTTCCAAACACAGTTCCCTGATCTTGATCCTAGTGCTTATGAAGATGGTACGTATACTGATCCTACTACAGGTACAGTGTATGTTATTAATATTCCACCAGACTTAACAGATACTGATGACAGCGATGCTGGCGGTGGTGGTGGCGGTGGTGCTGGTGATACTGATGACAGCGATACTGGTGGTGGTGATGTTGTAGATGTAACAGAAGACGATACTACTGATGTTATAGATGATGGGGCAGATGACTTACCTTCTGACACTACTGAAGGCGATACAGAACCTGTACCGGACGGTATCGACGACGATCCTACTGGTAACTATCCTTTCTTTCGCGTATTAAATGGTGAAGTTTACGTTATAGATATACGAACAGGTGAGATGGTTCTTGCTGATGAGTACGGACAAGATCTACCATCCGGTTGGTGGGAAGGCTATTTAGGAGACGCTCCAGAAGACGGTTTGTATAATGATAACGGTACTCCGATTGGAGACGATGATGATATTTCTCCGCCTGAACCAGACGTTACACCTTTGCCGTCAGTAACAGGTCCAGTAAAAGGTGGTCCTACAAGACTACCGCCTATACAGCCTGAACCGCAGCCTGAACCGCAACCTGAGCCGCAGCCTGAACCGCAACCTGAGCCGCAGCCAGAACCTGAGCCAGAAGGAAACGACGATGATACTGGGCCAGTAAAAGGTGATCCTACAAGACAAGAACCTATACAGCCCGGTGATGGTGACGACGGTAATGGTGACGATGGTAATGGTGACGACGGTAATGGTGACGACGGTAATGGTGACGACGGTAATGGTGACGATGGTAATGGTGACGATGGTAATGGTATGGGTGCAGGAGGCATGTTATCACCAGATGGAGCGTTTAAACCTTTCATGACTTCAATAGACTACACACCTGTACAGTTACAACAACTTGTTGCACCACCTAAAAAAGATTACTTTAGAGAACTTGATGGGTTAATTGGTCGCAGTTTATTTGGGAAGATGATTAAATGACGTATTTAAACATAATGAATAATGTGTTGCGCCGATTGCGTGAAGAAGAAGTTAACAATGTTACTGAAAGCACTTACTCTAAGATGGCTGGTGACTTCATTAACGACGCTAAGACTATGGTTGAGCAGGCTGCTGATTGGTCTGCACTGCGTACACGAGAGTCTTCTTTTGTAACTAGCGTAGATGACAACCTTTACTCCCTAACAGGAAGCGGTGATGACGTTAAAGTAATGTCTGCTTATGACACAACATCAGCTAATGAAGTAGAGTACCAGACAAAAGAATGGTTTAACCATGAAAGCTACGTTAATGAATCACTTGTTATAGCCGCTAAAGGCGGTCTTACTGGTAGTCCTTCGTACTATACGTTTGATGGTGTTGACGCTAATGGTGACACTCAAGTTCGTTTGTATCCCATGCCAGACGATGCTTACAACCTTAGATTTGTAATGGTACGACGACAAGCAGATTTAGTAAACAATGCTGATGTTCTCCTTGTTCCTTCAAAACCTGTCATTCACCTTGCTATTGCTTTGTTGGCTCGTGAGCGTGGTGAAACAGGCGGTACTTCTACTGCTGAATACTTTGCTATTGCTGACAAGTACCTATCAGACGCTATTGCTATTGACGCAGCAAAGCACCCAGAAGAGATGATCTTTAGGACTATCTAATATGGCTCAAGAACTACGCAGTATTAATCTTGTAGCACCGGCTTTTAAAGGGATCAACACCGAAGACTCTCCTTTGGCGCAGGATCCTTCTTTTGCTGAGATTGCTGACAATGCAGTTATTGATAAACGTGGTCGTATTGCGGCACGTAAGGGTTATGATGTAATCACCACAAACAAGACTGTACTTGGTACTGCCGCTGTACGTGCTGTCAGAGAGTTTAGAGATAACGCAGGTAACAGTAAGATCTTCTCTGTTGGTAACAACAAGATCATTAGCGGTACAACTACATTAGTTGATGAAACACCCGGTAGTTATACAATCACTGCTGACAACTGGAAGATGGTTGACTTTAATGACAGCATCTATTTCTTTCAGCGTGGTTATGAGCCTTTAGTTTACAGCAACGCTTCAGGCGCAGTAGAGAAAATGTCTACGATAACTGGCGCGTCAGGTGCAACTGACATTCCAAAGGCTAACGAAGTTGTTGCTGCTTATGGTCGTCTTTGGTGTGCTGATGTAACTAACAACAAGTCTACTGTTTACTGGTCTGACCTGTTGATTGGACAGAACTGGACAGGCGGTACTAGTGGTAGTATTGACATCTCAAAAGTATGGCCTGACGGTTATGACGAGATTGTATCACTAGCAGCACACAACGGATTGTTGATTATCTTTGGTAAGCACAGCATTGTTGTGTACCAAGGCGCAGAAGCACCAGCAACGATGTCTCTATCAGACACTGTAGCGGGCGTTGGTTGTGTTGACAGAGATACAGTACAGCATACAGGAATTGATGTTATCTTCTTGTCACATACAGGCTTGCGTAGCTTTGGACGTACAATACAAGAAAAGTCAATGCCTATCAGTACGTTATCCCGTACGATTACAAAAGACATTATTGGCTTGATACAGGGAGAGACACAGTTCTTTAGGTCTATCTACAGCCCAGAAGAGAACTTCTACTTGTTAACATTTGTAGGTCAGGACACAACCTTCTGCTTTGACGTTAGAGGAACATTAGAAGATGGTTCGTTTAGGGTAACACGATGGCCCGGTTCTGTCTTTACAGCTTACGAAAGACTGACTAATGGTACACTGTACGTAGGAACAACAGACGGTATTAGTGAGTACAAAGGTTATTCTGATAACGGTACAAGGTACCGCTTTAAATATTTTAG